GTCCCTGCTGGCCCGCTACCTGGCCAAGGTACGGAACCCGGGCGCCGGGGGCAGCCGGGCCGATTACATTAATTGGGCGCTGGAAGTATCCGGTGTGGGCGGCGCCCAGATTAAACCCCAATGGAATGGGCCGGGAACAGTAAAGGTGGTCCTGGTGGACAGCGACAAAAAACCGGCAAGCTCCGACATTATTACATCGGTGGCTGAACACATCGAAAATTTACGTCCGGTTGGCGCCATGGTAACAGTCACATCAGCAAGCAGTCTGATAATTAATGTTACTGCCTCCGTGGTATTTGATGCCGTCAATTATACACTGGACCAGATTCAAATCGAATTCAGCAAAAGGATGGTAAAACACTTCTCCGATATTGCATTTAAGCAGTATTTCGTCAGCTGTGCCCAAATAGGATCAATCCTTTTAGGTACTCCCGGTGTGATTAACTATGAGAGTTTACAAATTAACAGCGTAAGTGGTAGTGTCCCCATAGATGATGAGAGCATCCCTGTTTTAGGAACTGTCACACTGATGCCATAGCAAGGAGAATCAATTATGATCAATATACCGACGCCAGAAGATTTGAAGCCCGGCCTGATGGCCTGCCTTCCGGATTACTACCGGAACAGCCGGGTGATGGGCAATGTTCTGGATGTCACAGCCACGGAGCTTGGAAAGCTTAAATACGCTCTGTATGACATCCTCCGGCAGTTTTTTGTGGATACTGCCACCTGGGGGCTGGACAGTTGGGAACAAGAGCTTGGCATTAAAACAGAGATCTCAAAGAGTTACTTAAACCGCCGCTCGGTGATCAAAGCCAAGCTGCGCGGCTACGGAACGGCTACGGTGGAAATGATTCAAAGCGTGTCAGCGGCGTATTCCGGTGGCCAGGTGGAGGTCATGGAGTATCCCGGGGAGTACCGGTTCGTGATTAAATTCGTGAGAACCCGGGGGATACCCTCCAACATGCAGGATTTAACCAAAACCATCGATCAGATAAAACCTGCTCACCTGTCCTTCTCTTATGCTTACACCTACCTTGTCTGGCAGGAGGCGCAGACGTACACCTGGGTTGCCGCCGGCATAAAGACCTGGGAGGATCTGCGAAATTCGCCGCCGGTTAATTGAAAGGAGCTGAGATGATTGCAATATACCCCCAATTATAATCTAAGGAAACCGGACGGAACTGATAACGTCAACATTGACGACCTTAACTACAACATGGACCAGATCGACACAAGTCTCAAAATGGCTGCTCAAGAGCAATTCTTTCTTGACAATCCGTCTTATGATTCTTTAAATGACCGGATCGCCTGCACAATTGGGCCAGGAGCAGCAGAGCTTTTCAACGGGGATGCCCGGGTCCTGGTTCGGAAAGATGCCGATACCTCTTACTACATCAATTTACCTGTTGCCAATACCATTTACTATCTTTATCTCCAGGCTGACGGCACATATAACCACAATACCACCGTCATCGTCCCGGCCGGCGCGGCGCCGCTCTGGCAGGTAGCCACCGGGGCCAGTGTGAGCACCTTGATCAAGACGGACCTTCGTGCACAAATCTCGGTGGCGGGGGTAAGGCTTGGTGTGCATTTGGACGAAACTATGCCGCACCGCTTTACCAATAGTGGAACAACCTATCGGTGGGGGTTAGCTGTTGTTGACGGGATTGTTAATATGGTTTACGAGGAGGTAGTATAATGCCTACTCTTCCGATTGCAGACAAGTTGACATTGGATCTGGTAAAGGCTCTTATAGGGGCCAATACAGACCCAGCTGGAGCATTGACTCTGTTCGCACATATGACTGAGCTGGAAGCCCGCTTGACGGCGGCCAGGGCATTGAAATTGGACAACCTGGATGCGGCAATAAGCACCCTTTCGACCAGCGCCCAGGCATTAGCCATTTTAGGTTATGTGGACGAACTGGAAAGCCGACTTACAGCGCCCCGGGCCGGTTACATAGACACCATAGAAGCCCGCACCTATAACTTGGACGCTAGGCTAACAGCAGCCAGGGCCGCTTCTTTGGATGGTAGGAGATACTATGCGGGCAGTTATACCTGCGGGGCTGGGGCCTGGGAAACTGTACTTCTCAATAACGGTAAAGGCTCATTAGAGCGAATAATGGTAAGTGTTCCTGCCGGGGCGTCTGACTGTCGAATAAATGTTGAAATTGACGGTACAGTAGTTATGTCAACAAATGGCCTACAGGCAAGTAACTGGCATTTACCCACATATAGCGCTGGTGGGAACTTAAGTATTAATCCTATTAGCGGGAACGTGCTACCCGTAACATTAAACATGGAATATAAAACCAGAGTTTATATTTATGTTTACTCCGGTACGGGCGGTTTTACAACGTACTACGGATGCAGCATTGAGAGTTAATACAAGGAGGAGCCAATAATGCCAGATAAATATTTTGCCGTACCAAAAACCGCAGAAGGCCATTTAGACCTTGACTATAGCACCATGCGGGAAGGTATTTCTGTAAGCGGTTACCTGGCATATTGCAGGTTAGACCAGGCGGCAGAAGTACGCGAAAGCTGGACGGAAATTACAGAAAACGAATTCAATCAGGTAAAATCATCAGTTACCCTTCCGCCCGTGCCGACAGAACCGACAAACGCGGAGATAAAAGAAAACCAACTTGCTATTATGTCGGCCCTGGCGGACATTTATACCATATTTGCAGGGGGTGCATAAGCTAATGGTCGAGGTTTTCGTAATACTGATCAAGGCCGGTAAAAAGACCATAGAGGACGTGCCTTTAAGAATACGGGCCGAGGTTCAGGCTCGGCTTGATGCAGAGGCTGCACAATAAACGTCAAATGTGCAGTAACAAAGATGTATAGAGGGAAATTAATATGGCTGGACTGGATCTGATTGAATCACTAGGGCCGTGGCCGACCTGCGGGTGCTGGTGGTGGGGAATTACGTCACCAGGGCCGAGTTCGGCGATCATCAGAAGGCGGAGGAGGCCAGGGTGGCGGCTTTGCACAGGAGGATGGGAAAGCGCCGAAAGCAGGCTGGAGGCGCATAAAATGATGAAGAAGCCAACAGGTGGAAGATGGTGAGGCGGTGCTTACCGCCTCCGTTTTTGTTTTGGAATCATAAAGCAGGTTGCCAATCCGGCTATTAATGTCCGGTGTAAAACTGAAATCTAAACGGGAAGCGTGGTGTTAATCGAATGGCGACATTGCCTGAATACCTGACAGAGGAGGACGAGGAGTCAATACGGCAGAGGATGATGGCAGTCCTTCCCCCGGACCTGGACAAGGCCGAGGGATCTTACATCTGGGATTCCATCACCCCGGCCGCCATAGAGCTGGCCCTTGCCGCCATCAGGGCACAGGAGGTGCTGAGGAGGGGGTTCGCCTCCACCACATTTGGAGATTACCTGGACCTGCGCTGCGAGGAGCACGGCATCACCCGCAGGCCACCGGCGAAGGCGACCGGGCAGGTGAAGTTCACCGGGGCCGCTGGCACGGTGGTTCCTAAAGGAACCAGGGTGGCCACTCCTGCCGACAGGGCCACGGGCACTTCCTCAGTTGAGTTTGCCACAACGGATCTGGTCACCCTGGACGCTGCCGGGGCCGGCTATGCCGGGGTCGAGGCCGTTTTAGCCGGATGCGGGGGAAATGTTCCGGCTGGATCCATAAGCCTTCCGGTGACTCCGGTTCCAGGAATAACCGGTATAACCAACCTTGCGGAAACATCCGGGGGGCTGGACACAGAGGACGACAACTCACTGCTGGCCCGCTACCTGCAGAAGGTGAGAACGCCCTCCGCCGGAGGTAACAGGGCCGACTATATAAACTGGGCCGGGGAGGTGGCTGGTGTCGGGGGCGTGGCCGTCATCCCGGTTAGAGACGGATCGGGAACGGTGAGTATTGCCATAATTGATAACGACAGGCAGCCTGCCAGCCAGGAGTTGGTGGAAGAGGTCCTGAATTACATCGCAGATCCCTGGACTCAAAGTGTGGAAGCCGAGACAATGAACATCGGGGGATTCGGCGCTTCAATTGAGGATGGGGAGGTAAAATTACAATATAACGCCGCCGGGAGCGGCGCCATTGTCCACACAAACATTAATAGCTTGCTGGACAAACCTGGAATCTGGAGGTTTAAGCCCAAAGTAAAGGTGAACACCATCAACGGCGTGACCGATCTGCTCCAGTTGGGGATCTGGAACACAACCTCCGGGGCATGGGCCAGGGTTTCATCTGCCCCGGGGGCCGCCGATGCGGTGATAACGCTGCAGGGGCAAGATTTATCCCTGTCCTATGATTACCTATCCCAGGATTTCTATTGGAACGGCACCGACCACCTGGAGGCCAGGATAACCAGGCTGACCACCGACAACGGCACAGTGGTTTGGGTGGACCTGGCTAAATACGTATCAACCTTTACAAAGGAAACCGGAGACGGCAAGGCCCCAATTGGCGCAGCCATCACCGTGGAGGCCGCCACACCCATAACCATTAACATCTCCGCCAGTCTCACAATTCTGTCCGGATACGATGTGGCCACGGTGACAGCCTCAGCCACGAAAGCCATAGAAAACTATTTAAAAAGCCTGGCTTTCCAGGGTGTCAACGATCCGCTCAAGCCCACCGAGAACGATGTCAAGTATGCCAGGGTGGCCAACGCAATTCTTGATACCGAGGGCGTGGAGGATTACACCAATCTTCTCATTAACGGGGGGGTCGCAAACATCACCATAGGCGCTCAAGAGGTGGCCATAAAGGGGACGGTGACGTTCTCATGAGCGATTATTCCATAACCAGCCCGGCCGGCCAAAGGATGATGAGTTACCTCCCCAAATATTATGAGAGCAGCCGGGTGACCAGGGCACTGCAGCAGGCCAGGGGCAATGAGGTGGATATGCTCCGCCAGGCCATGGATGAAACACTAAACCAATTCTTTGTCCGGACGAGCACCTGGAAGCTTGGAAAATGGGAGGAAGAACTGGGCCTGACCCCGGAGCCGGGCATCACGGATGCCCAACGCCAGGACCGGATTATATCCCGGCTCCGGGGTTACGGAACCTGCACCATCAAGTTGGTGAAACAGGTGGCGGAGGCATATGACAACGGGACCGTCGACGTTTTCCAGGACCACACAATCTACAAGACGACGGTCAGATTCGTCGACACCCTGGGGGTACCGCCCAACATCGACGACTTAAAGCGGGCCGTCAGGGAAGTGG